TGAGGACGGGTTCGAGATCACCCCCGAGTCCTCGTCGGAGAACCTGGTCGGCTGGCAGAACGCCGCCGTCCTGCGCTCGATCATCACCGAGGCCTCGATTACCGCCACGTTCACCATGGTGGAGGTCAAGGAGTCCACCATCGAGACCTACTGGGCCACCACCGTCGACCCCCTTACCGGGTCCTACGACATTGACCCGTCCGCGACCGGCGGGAAGAAGAAGTGGATCTTCCAGGTGATCGACGGCGACGAGGCCGAGCTGGCCTGCTACGTCGGGGAGCTGTCCGGCCGCGAGGCGATCACGAACCAGTCCGGCCAGCTCATCGGCTACGGCGTGACCATCACGTTCACGCCCGACCCCGCCTTCGGCGGCAAGACCGGCCGCGTGTTCAACACCCGCCTGGTCGCTCCCGCCCCGTAACCCCTAGTTCGCCGCCGAGGTGGGTGCCGTGCGGACGCTCACCTCGGCGGCACCTATCCGCGCCTCTCCGCACCGGAGGAACACCCATGCCCGCAGCCAAGACCCCCCAGGACCACAAGCCAAAGACCGGGAGCCCCGATGACGGGCTCCGGTTCACCGTCAACGGGGTCACCTACACCCTCCCCCCGGTCTCCGAGGATGACGCCCAGGCGCTCCCCGGCTCGCTCACCATGGACATCGTCGAGCGCCCCGAGGACCCCCAGGTGCAGGCCCAGTACGCGTTCGCGCTCCTGCGCCTCATGGTCAAGGACGACGTGGTCAACGCGCTCCGCACCCTGTCCACCGGGGACATGATGGAGATCCTCGGTGACTGGATGTCCCAGGGGGAATCGGACGGTTCCTCGGAGCAGTAGCGGCCCACCGAGGAGCCGTCGAGTACGACTGGCGCGTCCGGTTCGGCCTCCCGCTCCGCGCTGTTGGCACCCCCGCCATGGGGATCGCCGAGGCGGTCCGGCTCATGAACCAGCTCCTGACCGACCCCTCCAGTGCCACCGGAGCCGCCGCCGCCGGACTCACCGAGCCCGTCTCCCTGGAGGCCCGCGTCATGGCCGACCTGTGGGACCTCGTCATGAAGGCCGCCGCAGGCAAGAAGGCCGTGCCCTACAAGCGCCCGTGGACCACCAAGCCCAAGCGCGCTAGCCGCCGGGTCAAGCCCTCGGTGCGGATGACCAAGGACGACTTCCACGCCCAGTGGGCGCAACTCACCAGGAGGTGACCGCATGGCCGAGGTCGCACAGGCTTACGTCTCGCTGCTCCCCTCCACCCGAGGTTTCGGACGAGCCGCCGACGCCGCCCTGTCCGGCGACATGGCCAAGGTGGGTGACAAGCAGGGCAAGGCCACCGGTTCGGCGATGTCCAAGGCGCTCGGCACCACTCTCAAGGGTGGAGCGCTCATCGCCGGAGCTGGAGCTGTCGCGCTCATCGGAACCACCCTGGCCAAGGGCTTCTCCCGGCTCCAGGGCATCGACCAGGCCCGCGCCAAGCTGACCGGCCTCGGCCACGACGCCGGGACCGTCGACAGCATCATGAAGAACGCCCTGGCCTCGGTGAAGGGCACCGCCTTCGGACTCGACTCCGCAGCCACCACCGCCGCCGGTGCCGTGGCCTCCGGCATCAAGCCCGGCAAGGAACTCGAGAACACGCTCAAGCTGGTCGCTGACTCGGCCACCATCGCCGGAATCGGCATGGACGAGATGGGCGCGATCTTCAACAAGGTCGCGGCCGGTGGAATCATCCAGGGCGAGGAGATCGCCCAGCTCACCGACCGGGGCATCCCCGTCCTCCAGTTCCTCGCCAAGGAGCTGGGGGTCACCGCCCTGGAGGCCAAGAACCTGGCCTCGGAGGGCAAGGTCTCCTTCGACCAGTTCTCGTCCGCCATGGAGGCCGGTCTCGGCGGCGCGGCACTGTCCAGCGGTGACACGTTCACCGGAGCCCTGGCCAACGTCAACGCCGCGCTCGGCCGTATCGGAGCCGGGGTCATGGGAGGGGTGTTCCCCCACCTCGCCCCGCTGTTCAAGGACATTGCCACCGCGCTTGGACCCGTCGAGGTTGGCGCCGCCAAGCTGGGTGACGCCATCGGTGCAAAGCTCGGTCCGGTCATCGACCGAATTGGGCCGGCTCTCATCAAGTTCACCTCCGGGCTCGACTTCTCCAAGCTCTCGGCCTCCACCGGACCCATGTCCGAGATGTCCGTCTCCCTCGGCAAGATCGGCTCCGCGCTCGCAGGCGTGGACTGGTCCCAGCTCGGTGCAGCGTTCGCCCAGGGCGGAGCAGACACCATCAACGTCTTCGCGGTCGCCATCGGGTTCGCGGCCGACCACGTCGACACTCTCGCCAAGTACCTGCCCGCGCTGGTGGTCGCGTTCGCCGCCTACAAGACCGCCCAGGCCGCCGCCAACGTGGCCGCCATCGGAGCCATCCCGCTCCAGGCCGCCCAGGTCGTCTCCAACCTCGCGCTGGCCAACGCGAACCGCTCCCTGGCCACCAGCATCGCCGCCAGCACGGCCGCTGAGAACGTGGGAACAGCTACCCGAGCGCGGGCCACCGTGGCCACCATTGCGTCCACCGTGGCCGGAAAGGCAGCCGCCGTCGCGACCAAGGTGTGGGCCGCCGGTCAGTGGCTCCTCAACGCCGCACTCACGGCCAACCCCATCGGTCTGGTCGTGGTGGCCATCGCGGCCCTCGTGGCCATCTTCATCATCGCCTGGAAGAAGTCCGACACCTTCCGCGCCATCGTGCTCGGCACCTGGAACGCCATCAAGGTCGGAGCCGTAGCCATCTTCGGCTTCCTCAAGAAGGTGTTCCTCAACTTCACCCCGGTCGGTCAGATCATCCAGAACTGGGGCAAGATCCGGTCCGCGGCCTCCTCCATCTTTGGAGCTGTTAAGGCCTTCGTCTCCCGGGCGCTCAACACCGTCAAGTCGGTGTTCCTCAACTTCACCCCAGTCGGTCAGGTGATCAAGAACTGGGGCAGCATCAAGTCCGGCGCGGTCTCCATCTTCAACGGGCTCGTCTCCTTCATTAAGGGCATCCCCGGCAAGGCTGTCTCCGCGCTCTCCTCCCTCGGTTCCCGCCTCACTGGGGTCGTGACCGGCATCGACCTGTTCGGTGCCGGAGCCCGCCTGATCCAGGGGCTCGTTGACGGCATCGGCTCCAAGATCCAGGGAGCCATCGACAAGGTCCAGTCCGGTGTCTCCAAGATCAAGGGACTGCTCCCTGGGAGCCCGATCAAGTGGGGTCCGCTCAAGTCCTGGAACAACGGCGGAGCTGGCAAGCGGCTCATGGAGCTGTTGGCCAAGGGCATCACCAGCGGAGCGCCCACCGCGACCCGCGCGATGTCCTCGGCCACCTCCATGCTCGCCAACGTCGACGCCGCGCTCCCCGGGGTCACCTACCCCGACGCCAACACCAGCGCCGCCACGACAGCCGCGCTCACCGCCGGGGCCACCAGCGGCACCACCCGGTTCGCCATGACCATCACCGACTGGGCCTCCGGCATTGGGTTCATCGAGGCCCTCGCGGACGGGCGGATCGACGCCGCCGACCTGATGGCCGCCCAGACCGCACGAGCAGGAGCCGCCTGACATGCCGACCCAGACGACGGTCCTCCAGCTCTACAGCCTCCAGGCCGCCAAGGTGACCACCTACTACGGGCGACCCGCCTCGCTCCCGCTGCGAGGGGGCAGCGGGACCGGGCGGGCCGTCGCGGTCTTCCGTCCCGACCTGTCCAAGATTCCGCGCAACGCCGTCGTTACGGATGCCTACGTGGACATCCGCCTGGCCGCTGCCGCCAGCGGGACACGGACCATGAACCTCCAGACCAAGCCGACCGCGCTCCCCACCCGGCCGACCTGGGGGAACTACGGGGCGCTGGGACCCGAGGTCGCCACCCTCACGCGCGGGTCGCTCGGCAACGGGTCTCAGTTCAAGCTGCCCGTCACTGCCACGATCCAGGCGATGGTGCGGGGCACCCAGCCGAACAACGGCTTCCGGCTGGAGCTGTCGGACTCGACCGCGATCAAGATCCGGGGCACGGCCGCGACCGGTGGTCGTCCCGCGCTATACGTGAGCTACATCGTTCTGCCGGTCGCTCCCACCGGCCTCCACCCCTCCGGCTCGGCCATCTCCTCGGCGCGCCCGACGCTCATGTTCAACGAGGCCGCCGACATAACCAAGATGCAGGTCCAGGTTGACCCGGTCGGCAACGGCACCACCCCCCAGTTCGACACCGGGGAGGTGGCCACCACCGGAGGCCTCCTGGACCTCTCTGAGAGCCGCTGGGCTGCCTTCCCGGCCCTGGCCGAGGGTGAGACCCGGTTGTGGCGCGTACGCCAGTCCAACACCGCCGGGTGGTCGCCCTGGTCCGGGTGGACCACCCTCTCCCGCGTGCCGGTCGGTACCCTGGTCATCACCCAGCCCCCCGGTGAACCAGCTCCGGGTCCCGTCCCCATCCAGGACGGCACGCCGCCGGTCACGTGGACCTACACCCCGCCGGACGGAGCTGCCCAGGTGGCATGGCGCGGGCGGTTGTTCGACGCTGCCGGAAACGTCCTCGCTGACTCCGGCCGCACGCTCGGCTCCGACACCGAGTGGACCCCGAACAAGGGGTTCACCCGCAACGGCCAACAGGGTGACATCGAGATCGAGGTGTGGGACGACACCGACCGCGTGGCCACCCCCGGTGACCCCGTCTCCGTGATCGCCGCCAAGCCGGTGGTGTTGACCCCCAGCTCGTCGGTTGCCCCGGTGGACACCCTGGTCGGCCGCGTCGGCACCTGGGTACCTGACGTCACACTCACCGCGACCCGGGCCACGGTGCCGGACTTCCTGGCCCTAGTGCGCGACGGGGAGGAGGTGGCCCGCTGGGTTGGCCTGGACATCTTCGAGGGCACCACGGCCACCGTGGTGGACCCGGCCGCGACCATGAACGAGGAGCACGTCTGGCAGCTCGTTCCCATCGTCAACGGAGTCAAGGCCTCAGCCGGCCCCACCTACATTGGCACGCCCCGATGTGTCGGGATCTGGCTCACCGAGGTCGACGCCTACTTCCCCAGCCCGGGAGACCCCGACCTGGTCCAGGACCTCACCCGCCGCGTCGTGTTGTGGGGCAACGACGGGCAGGAGCAGACCCAGCCCGAGTCCTCAATCGTTCACCAGCCGCTCCCGGCCACCCTCTCGGCCTCCGGGGCAGCCGCGCCGGTCGTACGCCGCCGGTTGCTCCGTAGCGCGCCACAGGGGGCGCTCTCCGGCACCGTTATCCGCGTAGGGGACTCCACCCCCACCGAGCCCCTCCCGACGCCACAGCGGGTCGAGGAGCTGTTGCGGGAGTGGGCCGCCGCCGACTCCGGGACCCGCTACCTCCTCACCCTCGGCAACTACACCGGGGAAGTCATCCTCGGGGACATCACGCTGGTCGAGACCCCGGTGCAGTGGCCCGAGCGCCAGCTCGACGTGGCCATGAACTGGTGGGCGCAGTGAAGAACCTGGGACTCACCACCGCCCAGAACACCGCCTACCTGGCCCGGCTGTTCTCCTCCCACGACTACCGGGTCTCGGTGGAGCTGCTCACCCTCAACGAGACCCCCGCCGGGGCGCTCACGCTGCTCGACGGGCAGATCAACCTCCAGAACGGGGAGCAGGTTCGGCGCACCGCGTCCATCACCGTCTCCGACCCCGCCGGGATGCTCGACACCACGGGCGTGACCACACTCGAGAACTCCACCATTGGACCCAACCGGCTCGTCCGGCTCACCCACACGCTGCGGGTGCCCACCACCCGGGTCGGCAACACCACCGTCCCGGCATTCACCGTGGCCGTTCCGTGCTTCATTGGGCCGCCGTCGACCATGAGCCGCAACGGTGCCGAGGTCTCCATCGAACTCCAGGAGAAGACCGCGCTGGCGCTCCGAGGAGCCTCCGCCTACACCGTGTCCAAGGGCGTAAACGCCCGCACCGCAATCCGGGACATCCTGGCCAAGAAGACCGGGGAGTTTCGCTTCAACCTCGGCTCCGGCACGCGCCGCCTCTCCAAGCCCTACAGCGTCGGGTTGGCCGACGACGCCTCGCCCTGGCTGGTCGCGTCCAAGATCGCGTCCGCGGAGCTGGGCATGCAGCTCATCTACTCCTGTGACGGCTACGCCACCCTCCGGCCCAAGCCCAGCGTCAGTGAGCTGACCCTGCCCTACCTCACCGAGGTAGCCAACAGCTCCACCGACTTCACCAGCGTGGCCAACTTTGTCCAGGTCACCGGCAAGAAGACGACCACCACGTCCAAGACCGCCGCCGGGTCGACCATCACCACCACCACCCAGCCGCAGGCAACCGCCCAGATCACCACCGGGCTGCTCTCCCCGGTCTCCCTGGCCCGCAAGGGCGTCTCCCGGCTCCTGCCCAAGGTGATTGCCGACGACGCGTACACCACCGTCGCCCAAGCCAAGTGGAAGGCCGACCTGGAACTCGCAGGCTCGGACCAGCTCCAGGGAACCCCCTCGTTCTCGTGCGTGCCGATCTTCCACCTCGACGCCGACGACATCGTCACCGTGACCGGCGAGGACGGCTCCATGGCCGTACGCCTGGAACAGGCCTCCATCCCGCTCGGCACCTCCGGGGACATGTCCATCGGCACCCACAGATGGGTTTCCGCCGCCCCCTCGCGCCGCGTCACTGCCACCAGCAACCGCCGCCGCACCGTCACCCGAAGGAAGAAGTGAAAGCGTGCCAACTGAAGGCCTGTTGACCGAGGTACTCATCACCGAGCGCGGCTCCAACGCCGCCGCCGTCGCGACGGTCGGAGCCACCGAGCTGCTCGTCGCGGACATCACCGACTTCACGGACTACACCAGCCAGGACACCACCGACCCCGACACCTCCACCATTACCGGCATTGGGGTCATCGTGGACATCCTCGGTGAGCGCTACACCGTGGACACCGTGACCCCCGGCATCCCCGAGGACCAGGTCACCGAGGGAGCTGGAGGGACCTACGACGAGACCGCCGAACTCACCCCCGGCACCCTCACCCTGACCGAGCCCCTCGCCATCCAGGTGGACGAGGATGACCCGGTCTGGCTCGTGGTCGGCACCGAGGTGGCCACCGACGCCTACGCGCTCGTCTCCTTCCCTCAGACCGCCGAGGTGACCGGGGAGGCCGACGAGGCCGGAGACGTGGCCCAGGTGCCGATTCCGTACGGCATGAGGGCCTCGTTCCCCGAGGGGCTCTATGACCCGCCCGCGCCCATCGTGGTGGCCGACGACCTCTCCCAGGTCCTCGACGTGCCCGGCGTGCAGCCCAAGATCGACGGCTCCAGCATCGTCAACCCGCCACCACCCGCCGAGCCGACCGAACCCCCCGCCTCCTCCCCGGCCGTGGAAGTCCACGGGACGATTGACTCGCTCGTGGTTGAAGTGATCGAGGACTACGCCGGAACCACCACGCTCGACTTTCACATCAGCACCGAGCCCGACTTCGCCCCGAGCGCCGCAACCCTCTCCGGGTCCAGCCGGTCGGCCGTGTTTGTGATCGTCTCCGCTCCCGTCACCGACGAGGAGGGCAACGTCACCTCACAGCCCCTCGCGCTGGACACCATCTACTACGTCCGGACCGTCGCGAGAAACGTCGTCGGCGCGGCCGAACCTGGCCCGATCACGCCCGGCGTGCTCGACCCCTCGAAGGTCTCCGAGATCGTCACCGCCCGCCTGGTTGCCGGGTTCATCCTCACCGGCTCCATCCAGGTCGGAAACATCACGATCAACCCGGAGACCGGGATCACCATCCCGCAGAGCAACGGCGGCACGATCACCTTCCCCGCCGACGGCTCGGCCGCGACCGTCGACGCCCACATCAACGCCCGGTCTCTCAACGTCGAGCAGGACTGGTCGATCAACGGCTACGGGGAACTCGGTGGCGACCTCGTGATGCGCGCCGGAATCCCCAACCCGGCCGTCGCCCCGGTGGTCACCCAGGGCTGGCCCACCATCGAGGTGCCCGACTACTCCTGGTCGATCCTCTACCTCGAAGAGGGCGGGAACCCGTGGCTGCCCGGCGGGTCGAGCCTCATCGACTGGCAGGAGTTCGACGTTGCCACCCAGCAATTCGTCGGCGCAGAACGCAGGCTGAACGGGGTCCCCCGCACCATCGGTGACCCGAACCGAGTCTCGGTCGAGCAGGTCTGGCGTGACGACACAACCGGAGGCGTCTGGGTCTTCGGTTACCGGATCAATCACAGCCCCCAGGACTACGTCTTTCTGCTGCTCGACCCGACCTGGGAGACCGTCGTCGAGACCTACGTCATCGGCACCATGGCTGACCTCTCCTATGTGGGGGTTGGGGTCAACCCGGACCGGACAAACAACGTCGTCCTGGTCTTCACCAGCGACACCGGGGTCAGGACCCGTACCTACACCCTCGACGGGACGGTCACCCCGGGGGCCGCCTCCGCGCTCCTGCCGGGAGCCCCGACCGGCGGATACGCGAGTGACGCCGTCGGGTTCATGTTCGGTACCGGGTCCGCAAAGCAGTACCTCTACCTGAACCCGGTAGGCGCGCCAACGAAGCTCTGGGCTTTCGAGGCCGACCCCGGCTCCTCGACGTGGGTACGTCGGACCACCGCCGACATGACTCGGGCCGGTAGCGACAGCGTCGGACCCAAGCAGCTCCTCGCCGTCAACCCCCTCGGTGACAACCACGATCAGGAACTCCTCGAAGTCGACCACAACGGCGGTGACACCCGCGTCTACCGGCACGCCCGACCAAACCTCGCAGGTGACGTCCTCAAGGCCGCCTATACCTGGGCTGACCGGAACGCGACCAACGGTACCCACGAGACTGCTGCGTCGCCGACGACGACCGTCACCCTGGGGCAGGGCATGTTCCCCGTGATCGTCGGCGGAGCTGCCCCCGAGGCCGAGATTACCGACCCCACCCGAGTCGACCTCGCCGACCGGATCGGGATCTACGCCGCGTTCGGGGCCGCAGCCCTGACCCGCTTCGACTACCTCGCCAAGGGCATCCGGGGCACCAACCTCGGCGACGTCACCCCGATCACCCCGCCGACCGCCGGGAACCCGCCGCCCGCTAGCAACGGGTTCGCTGCGCTCAATGCCGACCCGGCCTCGATCAAGTCCCAGGCGACCGATAGCAACGGCCCGCTGATCGACCTCAGCGGCGACGGAGTCTGGCGACTCGGTGGGCTGTCTGGAAGCGCCGCCGGAGTCGTATCCGGGCAGGGTCGTGTGCAAGCTGGTGTCTCGACCTACCGCGCCACCGCGAACAGCGGGGCACCCGGCACGCGCCTCGGTACGGAAGCAACCCCCACGATCTGGTCTAACTCGATCCTTCGAGGGTTTACCTACGACTCCAGCACCGGCACCTGGACGTGCCAGGCCGGGGCCGCAGGTGCCTACCTCGTCTTCGCAAAGGCCTCATGGGCGGCTGACACCGTCAACGACTGGGGTTGTGGCGTGCAGGTCTGGAAGAACGACGCCCAGATGGGCGGCATCAACGACATTGCCCTCCACTCCAAGGCCCTGGGCAACTCCACCGGCCCGACCCTCGTGGCCCCCATTGAGATCGCCGTGGGTGACCGGATGCAGGTGTCGATCTGGCAGAACTCCGGCACCGCCCGGACGCCGAACGGGATGCAGTTCTACCTCCTCCCGCTCCTCGGCTGACCACCCTCAACCCTTCAAGGAACCGCTCATGTCGTACATGTCCATCATCCAGGCCGCCGAGTCGTCGTCGCTCGCACGGCGCGTCCAGGCCGCCGTTGCCCAGGAAGCCGCCTCCGCCGACGTCGATATCCCGTCCGTTGGTCAGTGGGTTGCTGACCAGATGCTGCACCTCGTCGCCACCTCCGGGTGGGGTGACAAGTGGCAGTACGCCAAGGACACCTACCGACCCGACTTCAACCCGGACACCGGGGCGAGAACGGACGTGATCTCCGACGCCGACATCCTCGCCGCCGTCCAGCCCCTCGTGTTGGCACTCCAGCCACCTACCGAGTAGCTCACCCGACCCCCTCAGCCCCCGCCATTCGGTGGGGGCTTTCGCGTACCCGAAGGAGCACGCCATGACGGAACAGGCCCCCGAGGTCGAGCCCGAGCCGGGCACCCCTCCGTTCTTCCACGACCCCGACGAGGACACCGAGGCCACCGAGCCCCCGGAACACCTGGAGCCCGAGGAAGACGAATGAGCGTCTCCCAGAACGGGTGGCCAGCTCCTCCCGCTCACCTGGAGCCGCTGTCCTGGATCACCGGCTCGGTCGCGGCCGGAGACGTCCACACGGTCTTCAACTACCTCTGCCAGCGGTTCAACGCCGAGGTGGAGAAGATCAACAAGGCCTGGTCCTGGGGGTATAGCTACCGGGACATCATCGGGTCCTCCACCCTGTCCAACCATGCGTCAGGTACGGCCATCGACCTAAACGCTCCTGCCCACGTACTTGGGGTCACCGGGTCGTTCTCGGCCAAGCAGAATGCCGCCATCCAGAAGATCCTCAAGGACCTGGAAGGCACCGTCCGCTGGGGTGGCAACTACAAGGGTCGCAAGGACGAGATGCACTTCGGCATCATCACCAACTCGACCACCCTCCGGGGCATCGCCCAGCGGATCAAGAAGAACCAGCTCCCCGGGCAGGTCCCGAGCTGGGTTCCCTCTCCCTCGGCCATCTCCAACCTCGGCATCATCCAGTCCCAATTCCGCATCGCCCAGGGGCTCGACCTCGGAGACATCCAGCGCTACCACGGCACCGGCAACATCCAGATCGCGCTCAACAAGAAGTACGGAGCTGGGCTCGTCGTGGACGGCTACGTCGGCAAGCGGACCGTGGCCGCCTGGAAGGCTCACGAGCTGCGCGTCGGGGGCACCGGCCGCGCCGCCACTCCGGACATGTTGTCGCTGTCCCGGATCGGCCTGGGACGGAACTTCCGCGAGTGAACGGGAAGGACTTGACCCGGCTCGTTGTTGTGATGGGGTCCTTGACCCTGGTGGTGGCCCTGGTGGTGTTCGTCGACGCCGTGGGCCTCACCCCGGCACACGGTGACGAGGGCCGGCTGAGGGTCTGTACCGCCAACATCCAGAACACCCCGGACATGCCGGACCACCAGGTGCGCGAGGACGTACGGACCGCCGCGCGCTCGTGTGACCTGGTGCTGTGGCAGGAGATTGGGGAGCGGAGCGACTACCGGGCCGTACGGGAGGCGCTAGGGCGGCCCTGGGCCACCACCAGGCGCACAGCGGGCGGAGTACCCATCTCGTGGCGTACCGCCCGCCTACGCGGCGCTGGTGAGCCCGAGGCGCTCCGCGTCTCCGACCCCACCCCGAGGTGCCCGGACGGCTCACCCTCATACAACCCCGCGCGCTGGGTCACCCTGGCCCCGCTCCAGCTCCGGGACACCGGACAACGGTTCACCGCGCTCTCCCTCCACTACCCCCAGCGCAACGGCTGCCGGAGGGAGCACCGGGCCGACCGGTGGCGGCAGGCCTGGACCACAACTCGAGAACACCTTCCGGCCGGACCGCTGGTGATCGGTGGGGACTGGAACCGGCGCGAGCCGGAGATCCCCGCCATGACCCGGTGGCACTGGACCACTCCCGCGCCCCGGGCGCTCGACCACATCGCCGTCGCCCGGACCGGGTGGAGGGTGACCCACAAGTTCACCCGACGGCTCAATTCCGACCATTCCCTCCGGGGAACAGTCCTCAACACCCGTTAGGAGGACATGGTGTCCACCGTTCCTCAGTGGGTCATCATCACCGCCGGTGCCGTCGCCGTGATCGCGCTCGTGTGGGGCAAGCAGCTCGGCATGGACCTCTCCCCCACCACCCTGGCCACCATCGGTGCCGTGGTCGGCGCGGTCGTCAACTGGCTCGGACACTCCGAGAAGAAGCGCAAGGACAAGAAGGAGGACGACGATGTGGTCTGACCTCCTCCTCGCCGCCGTCGCGTTCACGGCCGGAAACGCTGTCGGCTGGTTCGGCCGAGCGCTGTGGCAGACCCGCGACCTCACGAAGGAGATCGACGCCAAGATGGACGACATCACCAACAAGATGGACGAGCGCGGAGCTGTCACCCTCTCCCTGGAGCGAGCCCGCGACCTCGTCATCATCCTCATGCTCGCCGTGGTGATCTGGTCGGCCGTGATGTCCACCCGAGCCTCCGAGCGGGTCGAGCGGGAACAGGAGCAGCGCGCCGAGTCCCTGGAGTGCCTCTCCACCTGGGCCACCGAGTTCGCGGTCGCCCTGGACGCACGCACGTCGCGCAACTCCGCCGTCACCAAAGCTAGGGACAAGCTGGACAGCACGGTCGCCGCTGTCTTCGCGGCGGTGCCCCCGCTGTTCGAGCCCGGCAATGACGCGCCGGACACAGCTCGGTTCCGTGGGGCACTGGAGGAACACCGGAAGGCCTATGCCGCCCTGGACGAGCTGGTTCAGAAGTCCGGGGAGACCCAGGCGGCCAACCCCTACCCCGACCCTCCCAAGCGCTGTTACGACTGACTACCGGCAATGCCCACCAGGGCATATCCACCAGAATTCGCCCCACCGGGGTCCTGTAGAAATAGGGACCTTTGGTGGGGCGTTTCCTATTTACGTCCCCGCAGATCTAGGTATGGTTACACCCAACCTAATTAACGTTGACCCAACACTTCAGAGAGGCCTTTAGTTCATGCTCCAGGCCACAACCCACGATCCGAATTACGCCGACCCTCACGAAGTCGCGGATTACGCGGCGACGCTCACCGAGGCTTACCTACAGTGTCGCGAGACCGGACACAACTGGACTCCGTGGACGGCCTACCCCATCAAGGGAGGTTACGAGCGGGCTCTACGCTGTGTGAGCTGTCAGACCAAACGCTGGGAAACGCTGGACTCCTACGGAGGGAAGGTCAAGGGTCATTACGAGTACCCCGATGACTACCTCCACGAAGGGCTCGGCCGCATCGTGGGTGACGGCAGAAACGCACTCCGGCTGGAGTCGGTCACCCGCGTGATGACCGAGGCTCCTCCGGGCGCTTCCGGAGAGTGATTATGACGTGACCAGCTACCAGCCCCCACCGGCCGGATGGTTCACGTTCGGCCACCATGTAGACCAACCAGATGTCCTCCTCGAATTTTCCGAGGAGACTGGCGAGGACGCGCTGCCGCTGTGGGAGCGTCCTCAACCCAAAGGAGAGAAGCAGTGAAGCAAGTTGTTACCTACACCCTGTGTGACAGGGTGAACATCCACGAGGACAGCTCCGAGGACGCCGAGGAGACGCCGTTGCTCAACAGCAAGGGCAAGCCGGTCGTGGTTGACCTGTGTGCCCCGTGCCGGAAGGTCATCACGCTCGACGAGGCTCTGGAGCTGGCCGATGCCATCGGTCAACCCTTTGCCGTACCCAAGCAGACGCGCAACCGAGCCACCAGGCCTGCCCCCGGTCCCTGCCAGCAGCCGGGGTGTGACGCCGACTTCCCCACGTGGCAGGGCCTCTCGATTCACACCCGACGAAGCCACGGAATGGCCCTCACTGAGGACGGAAAGCAGGTCCCCGCGTGACCACCGAGCAGAAGAAGTTCAACGGGCTCAACGGCACCATCATGCTCAACACCCCGAGCAACCGCCCGGGGCACCACTACCACGACATCACCGGCCTCACCATCGGGAGCACACCCGGTGCGCCGTACGACTACAAGCGGTCCCTCAAGGTCACCGTCGACATCCGCATCGAACAGCTTGATGGAGCGCGCGAGACCACCGACCACCTCACCATTGCGGGTCCGCTGGACTTCGCCATCCAGACCAACGTGTGGCAGCCGAGCGGCAAGGACATCGTCACCGGCGGGCAGGCTCACCACGTCCTGGACGAGCTGGACTCCTACACCTATGGGGAGGAGCTGGTTCGCTTCCTCAAGGAGGCCGCCGACACCTGGCACAACAACGGGCTCCGCGCCGCGTGTACCCACCAGGACGACACGGTCCCCGAGGGAGTCACCGACGTGATTGGGTGGCGGCTGGACAACGTTCCACCGTGCCCTCAGACCGGCTACAAGTACGGGAGCAAGTGGCTGATCGAGCCGCTCACCGACGAGTTCGTTCGTGAGCTGCTCAAGGCCCTGGAGGACCCCATCGAGGACCGGCGCGTCTACGTCCACCCTGACCTCCCCGGCATTGCCGGGGTTGAGGAGCCCGCGTGATCAAGGCCGTAGTCAGCAATCCAACCACCGGCGACCGGATGGCAGTCCTCGGGCTGTCGGGGGAGAACATGGCCCGCCTCATGGCGGGTGAACCGATGCTCGTAAACCTGGCCGAACTCGGTCTACCTCCCCAGCGGGTCGCGCTCGTAGGTGGCCACACCGAGGCCGACATTGAACGGGACCTACGCGGCACCTTTACCGACCGGACCTCAGCCAACACAAAGGGGGACGTGAAGCCGTGAACTGGACCGCTCTCGGGGAGAGCATCGGGGAGATGCTCCAGTCCTTCACCCTCATCGTCATCGTGCTCACCCTGGTCATCCTCTCGGCGGCGGTCCACCGGCTCTCACACGCTGTGAGCCTGCTGGCCGCCTCCCGGATGACCGAGGCACTCGCACAACAGACGGTCCACATCGAGCGGGAGGTGAGGCACCACTAACTGACGAGGTCTCGGGTAACAACAACTCCGACACACCGGAAGGAACCCCATGAGTAACACAACCGGTGACATCATCGCCGACGTGATTACGACCCACACTTACGAACCAGATTGCCCGTTCGATCAAGCGCTGTGCTCGTGCGGGGCACAGCCGCTTGACGGCTTTCCTCAGCACGTGTCGCGGATGATTCAGCACGCGATTGCTACGAGGTCGATGGGCCAGCTCTCGGACACCAAACTCCGCATCCTCAACGGCGACTTCACCACGAAGGAGCTGACCCGCCTGGCCGTTCAGGGGGTAGACGCGTTTGACCTCCTCCGCGTCGTTGTGGAGCAAGACGCCGAGGCCTTCGACCGTGCCGCCTGTAACGCCACGGTCGCCGGAGGTGGTCCCCGTGTCTGAGCGGCGCGGCCGACCGGGCCGTCCCCGCCACCTGCCGGACAACAACGGCTACGGCATGTCCCCCCGGGAACAGATTCTCGACGCGGCGGCGAGGCTGTTCGTGGAGAAGGGTTTCGCCGACACCAGCACCCGCGATATCGCGGAGTCGGTGGGCATTCGGCAGGCCTCGCTCTACTACCACTTCGCCACCGGCAAGGAGGAGATTCTGACCGAGGTGGTGGGCGCGTCGATCCGACCCACCCTGGAACAGGTGGACGTGGTGGAGAACCTCACCGAGGACCCCGCCACCGCGCTCTATCTCCTCACCCTCATCGACGTGCACACGCTCGCCAGCGCGCCCCACAACTCGGGGTTGATCGGCATGCTCCCAGACGCGCGCGACAAGGTCCCGGACTTCGCCGTCCAACACAAGGAGCTGACCTCCGCTTACCACCGGATCGGGCGGCGGGTGGCTACTCACGCCGTTCTCGACTCGACCGGTCCCCAGTTGGGGTCGCTGCTCATCACCTCGGCGGAGAACGTCATCAACTGGATCAAGGACGGGGACTATAACCGGGTCAAGTCGCCGTACGTGATCGCGTCCTCCAGCCTCCGCATCTGCGGGGTGGGGGAGCTGGCTGTGGACATCGCCAAGGCCAACGCACAGGTACTGCTCCCTCAGTTCGAGGAGGAACAGGAGCAGTGACCCCCAGCTCTCACCCCGCGCTGTCGTCGCGATCCCTCCCAAGACGCGGCACACGGTACGGGGTCAGGGAAAACCACCCTCGGCGGCTCACCCACAGTCGCCGGGGGTGGTTCCTTGAAGCGGTTTTTACCGGACAAAGCCCCTCCCACCTGGGGAAACGTTGTCGGTACCCTAAACCATCTCCAGGTGGCTGGTTATTACTTGGGTTACCTGCTCCGATGGTATGGTTGGACCCAAGCAAGACCACATCACAGCCAACCAACGGAGCGCCAGCCATGTTCATTCACAAGACCGAGTTCACCGAGGACCACCGCCACGACACCGTCGAGGAGGCCCGCGACTGCGAGTACGTCGCCGCGTGGGAAGCGGCCCACGACCAGCCCTGCTGCTCGATCTGCGACGGAGCTGGTCACGGTTACCCCGGCGGCGGTCCTTGCCCGCTGGAGGTCTCCGAGATTGTCGCCTACGAAACCGACCGTGACGAGGCCATGGCCCTCGCCTGGGCCTGACGCCAACCACCAGGGAGCGGCCCCCTGTAAGGGCCGCTCTCTCTACCACCAGAGAGAGCAACCGCAATGTTCAAGTTCATGTGGACCACGTCCACCACCGCCCTCATCGGGCTCGGCCTAATGACGCTGGCCTACCTCGACCAAGCCACCTACTTCGTCGCCTGACACCCCAAGGAGAGAACGCCATGCACTACTACATCCACGAGCGCGGCACCACCAGCGGCGGCACCGTCTACGAACCGATGCTGCCGGGCCAGGACCCCGACGCGGCTCAGACCACCCCGGCGTTCAACACCCGGGATGCGGCCGAGCTGTGGATCGCGCTCGACGGCGGCCACCTGGTCACCGCGACCTACACCGACCCGACCACGGGCTGGGTCCAGCGGGTGGTCGTCCTGGAGGTCCTTGCCGACTCGGCCGTCATTCGCAACATCGACGTCGTCACCGCCCAGGTGCCGGTCTCAGCTCTCACCGAACCCCGGCGCGAACAGGGTGAGGACCGGGAGTACCTCCTGCGTACCGAGGTTGGTGCCTGATGAGGAGCGAGACCCAGGCCTTCGGCTACCGAGTCGTCGCCACCCTCATGGTGGTCATCACCGCCGTGAACACCGCGCTGGACGGGACGCTCACCTCCGCCGTCACGGGTGGAGCTGCGGCCGTGGCCTTCGCCCTGCTCTCCCTCTCCTGCTCCATCGAGGCCCGCAAGGAGGACGCGCGATGAAGCAGGCACGCCGTAGCAAGGGTGGGCTGTGCGAGTGGTTCGCGCGCTGCCCCCGCCCCGCCGCCGGGACCGTGACACACCCAATCCTGGGCGAGGTGCCCTGTTGCCGCGAGTGTGCCCTGCACCTCGACCTGGACCTCAAGACCCCCTGAGACCGTGGACCGCCCCGGGCATGCCTGTAACAAGCCCGGGGCGGCACTGGAAAGGAAACCACACACCATGAGCACCACAGCCATCACCCCCAGCTCCAACACCCCGGGGATCGTCCAGGACGCCGCCGCCTCCGCCCTCATGAAGGACTTCATCGAGGGCACGCTGCGCCGGGTGGACGCTCTCATCAACAGCGGCCTCCCCCGGCTCGACTCCACCGACGCCTTCTACGAGCGGATCAGCGACGACCAGGAAGGCCGCGAGGTCGGGGTCACTCGCCAGCGGGATGACAACCTCGGTCTGGCCAAAGCCGCCGGGGTGACCGTGCCGGAAGCCAACTGGTTCCGTGACAACGACATCGGGGCGTCCACCCGCTCCCGCAAGCCGCGACCCGAGTTCGAGCGCCTGTTGGCCTACATCATCACCGGCCAGATCAAGCGGGTGTTCTCCTACTCCAACAGCCGGCTCACCCGACGACCCATGGAGCTGGAGTTGCTCATCCGGATGCACGAGCGCGCCGGAGCGCAGTTCGTCACCAAGGTGTCCGGCACCGGGGACCTGGCCACCGCTGACGGTCGGATGATCGCCCGGATGCTGGCCGCCGTCGACACTGCCGAGGCCGAGCGGATCGCGGAGCGCATCGCCCGCGCCATCAAGGCTCGCTCGGAGCTGGGCACCAACTTCCCCGCGCGCCGCCCGTTCGGGTGGGGTCGCTCGGACATCCCCTGGAAGGCCCAGACCACCGAGGAGCGGGCCAGCCTCAACACCGACGAGGCCGGGCTCCTGGAGGAGGCCATCAACGACCTCATGGAGGGCCGGGCCACCATCCGCTCCATCGCGGACCGCTGGCAGGCGGACGGGGTGGCCACCATCACCGGCTCACCCTGGCACCCCACCGTGCTCCGCCAGATGCTCCGCAACCCCCGGCTCGCCGGTTACTCGGTCTACCGGGGAGAGGTGGTCACCGACGAGGAGGACGTGATCGTGCGCGGGCAGTGGGAGCCGCTGTTGGACGTGGACACCTATGACCGCCTCCAGGCCGTCCTCGACGGGCGCGGAGGTAGGAAGGGGGCAGGGTCGCGGCCGGGAGCGCGCCGGTACCTGTGCTCGGGACTGGTGCGCTGTGGGAGCTGCCGAGCGCGGATGACCGGGGTGTGGATCGAGGAGCGGAACACGCACCGCTACCTCTGCGGCGTGGGCAACGTCTCCACCGACGACAGGCACGTGGTGACGGCCACCGGAGCTGGAGTGGACGAGGTGGTGACGAAGGCGGTGCTGGCCCGCTACGCCACCGTGAAGACCGAGGACGCTGTTGCCCCCGAGTTCGAGGGGGATGCCCGGCTGGCCGAGGTCCGCAAGATGTTGGCGGAGCTGGAGGCCGAGTACATGGCGGGCAACGTTCCGGCCGCGCGCTACTACCGGATGTCGAACAAGCTGGACGACGAGAAGGACGAGCTGGTGGCCGCGAGGGAGGAGTTCATCCACGCGACCGTGGGTCCGCCGGTCGCTCCGGTGACTCCGGAGATGTGGGCAGGGATGTCCATGGGTGAGCGCCGGGCCAAGATCGAGCGCCTGGTCGAGGCGGTCATCATCAAGCCGGGGTCGCGCGCCGCTGGCCCCAAGTTCGACAAGGACCGGGTGGCCATCGTTTGGCGATAGCCACCCGGTCCTCCCCACCCAAACGAAGGGCTCCTGTTCCCCCCCGATGCGGAACAGGAGCCCTTCGTGGTCTCTCTAGGGCTGCTGCTCCGTTGCCCGGTCCTCCTCGCCCTGTCGGGGTTGAGGGGGCTGGTCGCGCAGGAGCGCACTCGCGTCAGGACGCGGCATGCCATGGGTGAGGGCATGGATGTCGGACTGCCACCAGGTCACGACCTGGCGGATGCGGTTGTGTAGCTCCTCGTCGCGGGCGCTGACGGTTTCGTTGTGAGCGGCGAGCGTCTGGTTCACGCGGTGACGGTCGACACGGGTGGCAACGAACGCCGCGAGCACACCGACGCTGACCCAGCGGATGGAGTCATAGAACACGGCGGCCGAGAAGGCCACCACCGCGACGACCGAGGTCATGGCGGTGATGGACGCGAGGACGCGTGAGGTGTCTGCCTTGTTCATGAGGGGTTGGGACCTTCCAACGAATGTTGTCTAAGCCCTCACCTAAACAGAGTCTCGTGCCATACACAAGGGTCCCACCAAAGGCCCTCAGATACCTGTCACCCCATCGGTGGCATCAGATATCCGGCGCGACAGCTCATTGGCCATGCGTCGCATCTCCAGAATCAAATCCACGGTCGGCGTGTCGGCCAGCGACTCCGGCGGATTCACCTTAATGCCAGCCTCACCCTCCGATAAGACCCCGGCGTGGACGAGCACCTCAAGGATTGGCCTCCGATATGCCGTGGCGAACTTTCTAGCTGTGGATGCCTCCAACAGTGAGCGCTCCTGGGTAGGGCTCACCCAGCGGGAGATTGTCCCCTGGTCGATTCCCGTCTTCGCCTTAATCGCGCGCTGGGAATCACCGTCGGTCACTGCTAGCACGTAGTCGCGCCACTTATCTCGGGCCATGAAGGTTCACCTTAGTTGGGCTCGGCCATACGACATAGCACCACACCATACAAGTCGCCACGCCCTTCCCCTTGCTAAATCTTTGGGCACACCCATAGATTCGATGGCACGGCCCATCAGGGCCCAGCGAGACCAAAGCCCCCCGGGTCTCGCGCCTCTCTTTCCCCCGCGCCGTTCACCGTCCGTGAAACGACCAGCTCCCTCCCGAAAGAGTCGAAAGGGGTTAGCCCTTGAGCACCTGGGCCGCCTTCGTCCGTACTGCCATCGGATCGACCAAGCAGCACGCCGCCGCCACCCGGCTCGGCGTCCACCCGACCACCCTTTCCGGGTGGCTCCACGGCCGCTACACCCCGTCCGCCGAAGGGGCCATCTCCTTCGCCCGGACCTTCAACCTCTCCCCTGCCGAGGCCCTCGTTGCCGCCGGTCACCTGACCGCCGAGGAAGCCGCGCTCCGGAAGGCCACCCTGGTCAACCCTGCCGACATCCCCGGTGACGTCCTGGTTGCCGAGATGAGCAGGCGGGTGTCTGTGGGGACCCCGTGAGGACCCCCGACCCGGACCCGGACATGGAGGCCTGGATTCAACGCCAGCTCGCCACAGCTCCCCCGCTCAGCCCCGAGCAGCGCCGCGAGATCGCGGCCGACGTGGCGTCCTGGCGACGGCGGGAGACCCTCCGCCGAATGAAGGACGCCGCCCACGACGAGAAGGA